TTCTTAAGCTGAACACACAGTGGTTTTGTCAAATCGTAAACCTCGTCCACGCCAAAGAACTCAGTCTTCCCATTCCTGCAATCCAGGCAGTAAGGGTAACCACTACCCGTGTTGCGTGGTATGCTACGAAACTTCTCCTCGGGTATCCCCTTTATGGCTTGCTCGAACGTATAAATGTCTTTGTTGCGTTCCCCAATTAACGAAAAGAGGGGTCTGGTAGCAACATAAACAGCTTGGTCGAGCCATGGTTGTTCGTAATGCAGTAAAGGACTGCAATACGGCTCCAAAGCCTTGTTCATGGGGTACACCCACTCACCATTCTTCTTAACTGGAGAAAGGTGTGCTGGTCTGTGGTCGTAAGGTCCCAAGGTACCAAACTCTTCAGTCAAAAAGTAAGATGTCTTTGGACTTATGGACACTGCCCTCTCCATAACCGCAATGGGGAGGAAAGAACCCTTTTTCGCGAAAGGCAGCTCGTAGCTCGATTGGTACCTCAAACCGCGACGCTCCAAGTCTCCCTCGAACTGATCGTCAACGACCTCAAATCTTTTCGCAGCTGCCTCAATCATTTCCTGAGTCACGGGAGCTGAGTAACCGTGAGCTTTGTCAACCGTACCAGCAAAATGTATACCCAAACACACTCTGCCACTGAAGCGATCTGGATTGTGCACACACAAAGGAGCACCACAGTCACCAGACTCCGTTGCGGCAATATACTTGAAATGTCGGGAAACGTCACATCCTTCTACCGTGATCTTGTTGCCAAATTCCAACTTGGAAGAAACAAAGACTTTCTGCATAGCCCACACAGGACCGTCAACACCGTAAGTTATGTCACAAACATCCAGCCTAACCGGATGCCCTGGTGTATAACGAAGATCAGCCTCACGAACGAAGTTGGAACACACATTGCGATGAGCTCTACCCACGCCAAATACCACGAACGCCACTTCCTTATCCTTGAGGACTTCACGTTTCCAACTGAGAAACTCTACAATACTAACCTTAAAGTCAAAGTCTTCGTTGTACGCGTGTGCAAAATGCAGGCTCTGGCCAGGACGGGCAAATCCATCCTTCTCAGCCTTCTCCAAGTCCGCAACAAAATGCGCAGGCATAACCGCAAGCCTGTCCTTGAGGAAGACAACCTGACCAAGAACCATTATCGACTCTTCACACGTGTTGTAACTCATCTTGTAGGAATTCATGTAAACGTTCTTAGCCACAGTACTGTTTGAACTCTGAAGCCTAATCTCACTCTTGACTTTTTCATCCGAACCCTGAAGCTTCATTTGGGAAGACCTTCCCGACTCTTTCGGCTTCGTAGAGCGCGAAACCTTGACGGGCTTGGAACGGTAACTCTTGACTGGTATGTTACTCTGTCTTGTGGGTCCCGATCTGGTTAATTTAGCTTTAACGGCCCTTACTGGAGCCATAGCTATTCCAAAGATCGAACTCAGTAAAGACCAGATCGCCGACATGATGCCAACAACAAGGCCAAAGAGACTTGCGTAAGCAAACAGGCGGATGATCATGGCTAAAAATTTCCATGCCACACCACAATCCTGTTGCCAAGAGATCATCTCCAACTTATACAACGTCATCGCTTCCGTGAGTGTTATCGTGGCAGCTTCCTCAATTGCACCACAAATAACTTCTCTCTTACTCTGAAACGTGGGCTCAGGTTTGAAACTCGCCACCAGATTCTTGATGGCTTGCCTCTGCTCCTCGTGAAACACAAATTTCTGCTTTAATTGCTGCGCAACTTCCTCAATCAGCAGCCGAATCGGCTTCCACTCATGTCCAGAAGCTCCCATACTGTAATCATGATGCGCATACTCCCAGATTTGCCAAGGGTAGGCATCTAAGCCCTTACCTTGCTCAATGCACTGTGCCAACAAACTCTGATACACAGGGAAGTTCAACTTACCATCAGCCAACGCATACTCCGGTCTCACGCGCACACAGATGGGATAATGCATGCGCCTGATAACTGCTTCTGGCTCTTGTATCACATTGTTCGCCTCTGACACGATGCTATAAAGGTTCGTCGTAGCAAACACAAATTTGGAACCAAAGTATATCTTGCCCTTAGAGGCGAGGTCAGCGAAGTTGAGAGGAAAAGACCACGAGCTTATCATGCGGATTATAGTCATAAAGTCATTCTCCTTGTCCGTCTTATCAGCCTTAGCTTGGAAAGCGTCATCCATCACGAGACAATCTTGACCAGCGTAACCATTCCAAAACTCGGAATTTCCTTTCTGCCAAATCTGGCTCACCGTGTCATTTTCATCTGCCTCAGCTGGAACGATACCACTCAACTTCAACACCGAAATGCAAAAAGGCATAGCCATGACAGTCTTCCCAACCCCAGGCTTGCTAACCATCATGAGCATACTGGGTTCGAACCTAAAATTGTTGGAAGCGCGCAAAGCACCCTGATAAGGTGCCAGCTCCGATGCCATCGAGGCGAGGTACGTCTCTATTGTGCGTCCCATTGGTGTGTTGCGGTAGAGCTCTTTAAAAGTGAAACCATCTGAAACAGCCTTGACCATCCTGGACAAGTCGGCTGGTGTAACTGACTTGTCAGTCCAACACAAATTTCGAATCGCATCCACCTCAGACATCCACGCTTTGACGGGGCCATTTTGTTCAGCAAACACTTGAATCCTCTCCTTACCGAACATTCCGCGGAGAACATTGACACACCATTGAATCGAGTCCGTGAACCATGTTAGAAACGTAGACCAACCCTCGGTAGCTCGGTTCAAAAGCGATAAGCGCTTGACAAACTCTGCAACTCCACCACTCTTACGATCCTTAAAGACAGAGAAGCAGAAAAGGGCTGATAGCAACTTGGGAGCATTGGTGCCAAACCCTGGAGCCATACCACTCTGCAGCACTGGTCTAGATTGAAAGAAGTCAGAACAGTGCTGCCATATGCGAGGGCCTAATGCCGCCGCTATAGCTGTGACAAAAACAGTCACAAGTAGTGGTGAAGAGGAAGACAAGCGATTCCAGGTGTAGTACAAAGAGAGAACTAAAGGTATGTACCATAACGATCGTCCAAACGTTCTCTTCAACTCGCTGCCGAATTTCTTGACAGAATCCTGAATGCGGCCAGGAAGGCCGGATATGGACTCAGAGACGTTCTCAACGCCCTTGACCATACGGCTCACACCGCTGCAGATTTGCTTGATGGCGAAGACCGCTGCAGAGCCAGCGAGAAGGTGAAGCCCAGACTGAAACTCAGCCTTGGCTGGGTCCATCCTGAAGGCCGCACCCTTGGCAAACATGGAGGCGGCACCGCCACCAGGCACGCTCGGACGAAGCTTGCTCTGGAAAACGGGATTGCGCTTGTCGCGCTGCTGCTTGATAGCAGCGAGCCTCTCATGTTTGGGAACACTCTGCTTCTTGATACGCTCACGCTCGGCGGCCTTCTCCTTCTGGACCTCCTCCCTGACCTTCCGTTTCTCGGAACCTGACTGGAAGCGAGGGGGCGGAGGAGGTGAGCGGTTGCGGGAGCTGGAGCCCCTAGAGGAGGGTCTGCCTGTGGTCCTACCCATGCCCCTAGCCATCTTCCTGATCCGACGGATTGCCATCGCACGGCTGTAGGCAGTAGAGACTGCCCTGACGACAGTGTTCTGAAGTCTTGGCCGATTGCGGAGGCTTTCGATGATCTGGTTGTAGTAGCTCCAATCGTAGTCATTCCAGACCGGCATCGGCACATAAGGTGGAGGCCAGTCTGGCGGCCTCTCGAACGCCCTCTTGGCCGTGGTCACCGTCGCCGAAACGACCCTGTTGAAGATGTCCTTGACCGTGCGCAAGATGTACATGCGCTCCTCGAAGTCAGTCGGGCCAGCTTTGTCGACCTCCGGGTAGTCCGGCAGGATCTCGTCGTACGCGTCCGGGTCGGACGGAAAGAAGCGGACCGCGATGTAATCGCGAAATGCCTCGTCCACCGCCTTGACGAAGATCTGCTCTCCGAGGTATCCATCATCGATGTCACAGCTCTGAACGTAGCGGAAGACTGTGGGCATCACCCACCTCGTAAACTCCGTGCGGAAGCTGGTAGGGACGTCAGACGCGTACATGGCCCACGCATATGCAAGGGCCTTGATCTCGTCAGGGTCAAAGTCTTCAGTCAGTATCTCAAGCGTACGCTCGGAAGCGTGACGCTTGAAGGCAGACACATACTCACGAAGTCCGTAGCGAGAGATGAGCGGAAAGTTTGTGGCCGGATTCTCACCCTGATTTGTCGTATTGGTGTATGACATTTTCATTCAGGGGTTTTGCCTTTCTTTAACGTCGTAAGACTCGACGAGCAATAGTTTGCCAACCTCCTGCTTCCTTAGGCATCCCCCGTGAGAGTTGTATGTCAAGAGACAGTGACACTTTTCACTAAGGGACCCGTGGTTAAAGCGTGCGCCAAGTGTGAATCCAAAAAGGTCTCATAGACAACGCCATGTTCCTCTATAGTATGCAAGAGCCACAGATGGGGTGTCCCAACTGATAGCAACAGGCAATTTCTGGCAATCGAAGATGCAACAGCCACGTATGGTCTGAATGCACCTAGTAAGGGGAGCCGCAATTGCGCCTCAACCCTGACGACTACCACGAAGAACTTCTCCTGGAGCCTCGGGCGGAACGTGGTACCGGCCACAGCAACCACGCTGGACAACCTGGAAGGGTGTGACAACCAGGAACCGATGCCTGTACCCTCAAGATGTATATGGCAAGTCAATGCAAAACCAAGAAGGAACAACGCTACGCGCCATAATAGCCGCACCACTTAGGATAGCCAAAAGACACTTCTCTATATAACAGATATAATAAGAATAATGTAGTAAATTACTTACAAACTGTAAATAGAACTAATGCCGAGGCCATGGTGAAAGGTGGCCCAAGCTCGAACGTGCAGGGTGAACAAGGCGTTAAACCGACGGACTATATACAACCGTCTGGCCGCCAGGATGAAAGAAGCGTGGTCCGAACTGCATGGGGAGAAGATGATTTAGCCAATTCCTAAGCAAAGCGCTCTTAAACAAAGCATCCTGTTTTTCGAGAAGACAAACCAAAGTCAAATCCTGAATAGGCAGGTCCTTAGTTACCCTGTTAATTGAGATGGTAGTCTTCAAGCGGGTGGGTCCTTCGTTATCCCATTAAAGCTAAGAAGAGCAACTATGCTAGCAGGGTGGCGAGCCCTGGTAAAACTCCTGCAGTGTCT